TATGAACTTATGCAAGATGCCTTGATTGATGTTGAAAGCCTTGTTGCAGAACAAGCCGGGATTAGGATCGGGAGAATTCAGGAAAGCTTATTCACCACTGGTACTGGATCATCCCAGCCCCAAGGTATTGTGGTTGGTTCTGCTGCTGGTAAAACAGCTAGCGCAACTAATGCAATCACTGTGGACGAAATCATTGATTTGGTGTTCTCTGTAGACCAGGCATATAAGACCACTGGCAATGTTGGTTTCATGTGTCATCCTTCCATCTTGGCAGCCATTGCCAAATTGAAAGATGATAACGGATCACCAATCTTCAGCCAGACCTATGCAGGTGCAGATGCCAGAGTGCCAACCATCATGGGTTATCCTGTGACCCTGAATTCCAACATGGCCTCTTCCTTATCTGCTGCAGGTAAAGTTTTGCTGTTTGGTGATTTCAGCAAATACTTTGTCCGTGATGTGGCAGGTGATGGTGGTATAACCATTGTGCGCCAATCAGAAACCTATGCGACATCTGGCCAAATTGGTTGGGTGGCTATCGCTAGATCTTCTGGTTTGCTTTTGAGCGCAAATGCAACCACTTATAACCCTGTTAAACACCTAATCATGGCGGCATCGTAATGCTAGTAACTATTTTAAAAAACCTGTCTGGTCTTGGAAAGTCCTTTAGGACTAGACAGGTGGTTGATCTTCCAGACGATGTGGCTGTTGAATGGTGCAGGATTGGTTATGCCAGTCCTGCGTCACCAGCAGTTAAAGAAAAATCAGTTTCAAAAGTCATACCTGAGGTAAGAGACCATGGAAATCAAGGGCAAAATTCAGGTAGTGGCACCACCGACAACCGAACCTCTGACACTGCAAGAGGTAAAAAACCATCTAAGAGTTGATGGCAATTATGATGATGCGCTTTTATCTAGCTGCATAACCAGTGCAAGGATGTACTTTGAATCGCAGTGCGAAATATCCATAGCCAGTCAAGAACTCCTACTGGCTTTGGATTCTTTCGATGACATAGTTTATCTTCCAAGAGGCCCAGTCCAATCAGTAGAAGATATCAGCTACGCAGACTCAGAAAACAATCAAGATTCAATGGCTGACTGGATAGAAGACTTAGTAAGTAATCCAGCTAGAATCACCCCTGCCTTTGGACAATCATGGCCAGCAACCGCAGAAGTAGTTAATGCTGTGCAAGTCAGTTACACCACTGGCTACACCACCCCTAGCATGGTGCCTAAATTGCTGAAATCTGGGATGTTGTTCTATGTGGCCCATCTCTATGAAAACCGATCAGCGGTCACAGATGGTGACCTTAAAGAAGTTCCTATGGCTGTGGAATCTATCATCCAACAGTACACCTCAGGGATCTACCACTAATGCGCCCAGGACTATTGCAGTATAGGGTGGAGATTCAAACACAGACATCCACTAGCGATGCCATGGGTCAGCCTGTAAACACTTGGAAAACCACTCAAACACGCTGGGCAGGTGTAATCCCACTCACATCCCGAGAAGGTTTCTATGCTAAATCGGTTAGGCCAGAACTTTCCCACCGGATCACCCTTAGATGGTTTGCTGGTTTGGAGCATGGCCACCGAATCAAAATGGATGCGCGAATTTTCAATATTGCAAGCATCATCAATGTGGATGAAGGCGACCACACTTTGCAGGTTGACTGCGTGGAGCTGGTGAACTAATGAGTAAACTAGACCGATCCATCCTTTTTAAAAAAGGTCAAACCAAAATAGAAGGGCTTGATCAGTTAATATCAAAATTCAAGGAATTAACTGGTGGCAAGTCTGATACCAAGCTTGTGTCAGCAATGCGCTATGCCCTGCAACCCTTGCAGAAAGAAGTTAAGGCCAATGCACCAAGGCAAAGAAGCAACAAGAATAAACAAGGCAGATTAGGACTTCTTAGAAAATCTATCGGACTAAAAACTAAGAAATATGGTAGGGGTGTAAAGAAAAGAATCGTTGGATTTGTTGGTCCTAAGATAAGCACCTTTTATGCTAAAGGTAAATTTATATCAAAGCCTCACAAATATGCCCACCTTGTGGAAAGAGGCGCAACCTCACACGCAATCAAGCCAAGAAAATTAGAACGATTGAACACCTTTATGGGTCCATTAAAAGAAGGATCCAAAAAGCAGGTAACCCTGAGCAGTTACCAACATCCAGGAGCAACAGAAAAACCATTCATGAAGCCAGCACTTGCTGCAGTAGGTAGCCAGATCTATGGTCGCTTCATGGAAAAGATGAAAGAAATTATCTCTAAAATAGGGGTAAAGAAATGATTGAAGCTGATTTTTATTCCTACCTGACTGGTGAAGGATCTATCACAGCACTGCTGGGAACTAGGATCTATCCAGATGCCAGCCCGCAGAATGCACTGTTGCCACTTTTGGTATATGAAAAAACATCTGTTGATCGGCAGTTGACTTTGCGTGGGGCAACAGGTGTTTGCACTGCAAGGATCACTTGTGACATTTTTGCTACAAGCCGTACAGTTTGCGAATCGATAGTTGAATCAATTAGACTAAGGGTAGATGGGTTTCAGGGAAACTGGGACACCACTTACATCCATCAGTCCAGATTGGATTCGCAGGATGTGGGGTGGGATCTAGAATCTGCAAAGGATACTGGGATCCACCGAGCAACGATTGATGTGGTGGTCTTATTTACTGAAACTGTAACCGACTTTTTTGGAGGCTAGAACTATGGCTGTTCAATCTACTTATGGTGTTACCCTTACTGCTGGTTCTGCTGTTGCTGAGGTGATATCCATCACTCCACCAGTTAGCAAAATTGGTTCGATTCAGGTGACTAACCTAAGCACATCTAATCAAGCTCATGAATTTATAGCTGGATTAGAGGATGCAGGTGAAATGAGCTTTGAATGCAATCTGACCTCTGCAAATTTTGCTGCATTAAATGCAATCGCAGTAGCCAGAACGGAATCAGCTTTTGTAATTGCAATTCCTGCACCCATATCTTTTTCAGTTACTGTTAATGGATTTATCACTAGCAGGGGCATCAGTTCCATTGCTGTGGGTGATGAGCTTATTAAGTGTACTTTCACTGTCAAAGTCTCGGGTATTTGTTACCCAGACTAATTAGGAGCTTTTCAATATGGCTTTATCTCGATCACAGATCCTTGCTAAAAAAGACAACTTGCCTAGGCAGGAAGTTTTGGTACCCGAGTGGGAAGGATCTGTTTGGGTCAGAAGTCTGACAGTTGGTGAACGAGACAGCATAGATAACGAATTCAATTCAGCCCGAACTAAGGGTAAAACCCCTGACAACCTTAGAGCAAGGATGCTTATAAAAGGGTGCTGCGATGAATTAGGAAAACCGCTATTTACTGAGGCTGATATAGCAGAAGTGAATGTGTTACCTGCAACAATCCTTGAAAAGATCTTTGATGCGATTCTTAAGATCAATCGAATAGGTGCAGGTGCAGTAGAGGATGCGGAAAAAAACTAAGGGAAAGCCCATCGAGACTATTTTTGTTTCGATTGGCTGGCCACTTAAAAAAGATGGTGTCAGAGATCGAGCAGGATATGAGCCACAGTGAATTAATGGAATGGGTGGCATTTGCCAAGATCGAACCTATAGGGGATGCGCGATTAGATTTCTTAGCTGGAAGCATGCAGCACACCCAAGTGGCTTGCACCAGCACCAGCAAACACAAGTTATCTGATTTTATCCCTGACTGGTTAGGTGAGAGAGCAGAGCAGAAACAAACCCCAGCACAGTTGGCAGCGATGTTAGGTGGGTTAGTTACTAAGAAAAGGAAATAGACATGGCAGATACAAGTCTAGGTAGAGCCAGTCTAAGTGTTACAGCAGACCTATCAAGCTTCACATCTGCGATGGATTCAGCAGCATCAAAAACAAGTGGATTCAATAAAGCTAATAATCTAGCTGCGGATTCCACTAGAAAATTGATGGATGCTACCGATAAAGCCAACAAAATTAATGCAACTAGTAAAACACCACCCAAAGTTGCAGCATCCAATGGTGGGATGAAAATCACCGACATGATGGGCATAGGTTTCTTTACCGCAGTGTTTGACCGCATGTTCACCAGTGTAGGTAATGTCATTGGCGCAGTAGGGAAACTAGGGACCGACATCATTGATGCGGGTGCTAAATTCCAGCAAGTGGATATCCGGCTAGGTTCATTGACTGGTGTTTCAGGCATGGCTCAAGGTTTG